TTCTCTAGCTTTGAATCTAACGTTTCCAGTATCAAAATCACCTTCGATTGCCGTTTTAATTGGCGATCTTACAAAGTGTTTTAATCCATTTGGTGCGTCAGTCATGATGAAAAATGCATCAGTATCTGTTAAAAAGTGGTTAACTCTGTAACCCTCTGGGACCATTCCCATATTTAAGATAGCATTGATGTCGTTTTTCGCGAACGCATTAGAACCACCTGGAGTAGTTGATAAAGGTGTTCTCAAGATTCTCTCAGCAGTAAATTGTAATTCTTTAGGAATTATCAATTTTTTACCTTGTAAAGCAATCTTTAGACCTCTTTCGTCTACAAATGCAGCAATGTCGATTAGAGATTGCTCAAGTGATGTTTCTGATAAGTCAGCAGCAGTAGAAAGTATATTTCTAAACGTTCCACCGTTAGCAAGAGGATGATCTGAAGCTAATAAAGCTTTTCCATCACCACCTGTGTAAGACGAACTGAAACCATTGTTTAAGATGTTAGCCGCAACTGTTTGTTTAGTTTGCGACATTGATCTTGCCAATGCTCTAGTGTATCTCGCAGCAAGTCTATCATACAAGTTATCTTCAATAGCTTCCTCAGTAATCGCGAATGCCAAAGCAATCGTGTTATGAGTGTATCTAGAAGTGTATGCTTCTGTAGCATTATCAAATACTACTGGAGCACCTTCTTGTTTGACTTCAGCGCTTGCAAATCCTGTTAACATTACTTCTTCTTCGAAAGCTCGATCTGAAGTTTCTGTTACAAAGATTTCTGCGTCTTCGTTATCGTATCTGTTGTATTCCAGGCCGAATAGTGCATTCAATCCTGGCTCTAGTTCTTTAACTAGCTGTGAACGTGATATAGCCATAAATTATCTCCTATTATATGCCTGTTTGGTTTTGTTTATAGAAGTGATTATTTACTCTCACTACTATGTTAGCGTTAGATGTTGCTACATCGCTGTTCAACGGATCTTGCGATATATCAATTGCCATTAACGGTAACGTGTTTGTTGTATTTGCAGAAGCACTGTCTAACTGAACATAAGATATTCCAGTTTGAGTGTTTCCTGTAACGTTAGTTACATCATAGTTTGAAAACAGACCTGCAATAGCTACTACGCCACTTGCATTGATTTCATAAACCGTGTCTGGACCATCGATTACGAACGCTGTAATGTCTGAAGCGTTTGTGCTCGCTGGATAATAATTTTTCCAAGTCGGTTTTTGAGTTGTTGGGTCTGTATAAAAGCAACCATTAAATACTCCCACAACAGATGTAGTAGTTCCAGCAACATAACGAGAGATTGTTCCATCAGTTTTTGGTATAACCAAATCACCTTGGAAAATCGCAGTTGTGTTATTAGCTGTGATTCTATATCTGTTCTGAGCATTAATAAATGGGCTGCCGTTTAGCTGTCTAGATGGTCTTAGACCAAATTTTTCTAGTACGTTTGCCATTTGTTTTATACTCCTTGTTTATAGTTTATATTTATTTTGGTCGGTATTACAAAAAAATTACTTTTTAGTACCACCACCAAAAGTTACGCGAGATTGTCTATTAATATTAATAGGCATCTCCGGTCGTTGTTCCTTCATTAGATCTGAATCAATCGCGTTAATTCTATCTTGAGTAATTCTTCTGAAATACTCTGCGCGAGATTTCACAATCTCTTCCGGTATCCTAGCCAACACTAGGCCAGCAACCCCGATCAACCCTGCGTACTTACCGTCATGGATAATTGGATATTGGTTTTTTCCGAATTTACTTACTATTTCTTCGGATCTAACAAATTCCCAACCTTCTCTCATTTTCTTAGATACGTTTGCAGTATCTTGAAAACCCATTGACTCGACTCTAATCCATCTGTGGACAAAGCCGTCTGGCGCAGGTGGTGCATCCAGAGATGATGGTGGCGCCCAAGGTTTATTTCTATCAACCTTAAATTCTTCGGACGCGCGTGAAGATCTTTTATTTTCTTTTTCGCTCATACTAATTTGCCTCCTTCACGTATTTAGCGTATTCTTCTAGTGGCACCCCTAATTTTTTAGCAATAGCAACTTGTGATTTGGTGAGTTTCACAGTTCTGCGTCCCTCCTGTTTTCTTCCAGCGGAAGCAACAGTTTGAACGGGCTTACGTTGTTCTTGTTCAACAACAAACTTATGAGGGAAATATCCCTTCATACGTTTATCTATCTCATTATAATACTCATCGCTCTCTACTTCAACACCACTGCCAACTAGTTCTTCATGGATTGAAAAGGCGGCTTGTGTCATGACTTTATCATCACCAAACCAAGTATTTTTAGTAGCCCAAGACTTAGCTTTTTCGCTAGGTTTTGGTATAACAACGTTTTCTTTTTGTACTTTAGCTTCTTCAACTTCAAGTTTTTTTTGTTCTTCAAGTTGTTTAGCTCTTTGCTGACGATCAGCCATTTGCAATTTAGCTTTTTCTTTTTGAACGGCTAATTGTGTTAACTCATCGTTAGCTTCCATGATCTTATTAGGATCATTTGCTTCAATAGCTGCTTTTAATTTGATTTTTACTTGTTCTCTTTGAGCATCTACTCTTGCATCAAATTCTTTCAAGTAATTTTCATCAGCAGTATCAAACTTTTTCTCGTAATCGCTATATTTCTTTTGCAAACCTTTTGCATATTCTACAGCAGCCTGTTCTCTTCTTTCGGCTTCTCTATATCTACGAGTTAATTTATCGATTCTTTTTTGAACAGATTCTGAAATTTCTGATAAATCATCAGATTTAGTTTCAGTAACTTTTTGTTGTTCAATAGGTTTAGTTTCAATAGTAGTAGGTTTAATTTCTTCTACTTGTTCAACTTCAACTTTTTCTTTTTTATCTTCTTTAGCATGAGTTGTATAACCAAGATCTACTTCACCAACATTTAAACTTGGTACTTTCTTCTCGGTCTTTGACTCTTCTTTTACTTGTATTTCTTGTTCTTTGACATCGTCAAGATCAAGCTCCACTTCTGGAGTTTTCTTCTCGTCTACCATTTGTTTTCTCCTTTAGTATAAGTGAAGAATATCTTGAGGACGTTTAACAACACCGATAATCTCATCGTCATTTAAAATACGGTGTTCACCATATTTTGTTTTGAAACGAGATCCAGCATATCTTCCATACATTACGAACTGGCCTTCTTTACACCAAGCTCCTGTAGGAAATTTATCTTTATCTAAATAACAAAGATCCCCCATTTTAACTACGATTCCAATAACTGTAGTCATAGCAATAGTATCCTGAGTTTGTTCAGATAGAATAATTCCACCTTTAGTTTTAGATTCTCCAGAATATGGTCGCACTAACATGCGATAACCAATTGGGTCTGGAAGACAATCTAAATACTCTTGAATGCCTTTTGCGTCTGTTGGGATTTTTGTGGATGTCTCGTTAGATTTTTCAGATGAATTAGTTGGAATTACTAATTTCTGATTCGGTACCACTATCGTCATCTATACTCTCCTCTTTATGTTGCAGGTCTTTTAGATCCTGTAGCAGCGTTTCTAATGCGCTGAGCCTGCCCTTAGCATAGTGGAGCCTATCTAACGTGTCTATACCATAGCAAATATCAAGGCGAGTTTCCTCTATACGTTTTTTCACGTAATTCCTTATAATTTGCAATGTATTTATGTCCATCATAAATTTATTTACTATGTCTTTTAATTTTTCTTTTTAATTCTTGTCTCCAGATCCAATAATCTAACCAAGATGAAAATCTTTTTATTAAATTAAATATCATTTTTTTAACTTCTTTTTTAATTGTTTAATTTGCTTTTTTAACTTAAAAATAATATTTTCTAAGTCGTTTGGACCTTTATCTTTAAAATTCAATTATAAACCTTTTAGTTATAGTTTGACCCGCTGGTATATTAGGTGTGTTTATATTATTGCAAGAAAAAAGCAATAATAAAATAACTAGGTATTTCATTACCCGTTTTCTTGATCTTTAGACTGTGGTTTGTTAGCCATTGTTCTAGCAACACTCTCCGCGGACCTACCAACCACGTATCCACCTAAACCTATTTGTAATAATGTCCACACATCTCCTGGAAGTGTTATGGTAATAGATGCTTTAAAGAAAAACATAACTACTGGTCCTAAAACATAATTCCATATTAATATAAAAATTAATACGTACATTAATAACGGTCTCCAGCTAGATGCAAACCAACCAGCTTTAGCTTCAGCTTCAATAATTTTAGCTGCTGCTGTTAATTCTTGAGTATGTGATTGTAGCATCTGCGTTTGCAGATCTGCTTTTAACTTTGCTGCGAGATCTTTGTCTGCGACTGCTTTGTCAACTGTGTTAAATAAGATTTTCGCAAGTGGGGCAACTGCTTGAATGATTGGCAACATTGATTAAATTTTTCCTGTCTTCTTATACCAAGAAATGGAGCCATTTGCAACATCACATCCATTGCTCTATCTCCAGCTACAGTCCATTTCCAAGATTTTTTTAAATTATCTTTTTTAGGGGTGTGTGAATTAACATAACCAAGTTTGAAAAAATCAACAAATCTGAGAACAATATCTTCATCTGTCATTCTTACTTGAATTCTAAAATATCTATTATTTTTATTATCTTTACCCCAAAAACCAAAGGATCCTTCACCCTCAAATACACCAGCAAGAAATATTAACTTCTCTCTTTGTGTAAGAGTTCTGTAATTATTTAACCCCGATAAATTTTTTTCCACTTTTTTGAATATCTTTTATGCCTTGTATGTCTGACTTTGCACCATTTCGTCTATAAATGCAACCACCTTCTTTCATTCCTTGTGGACTAGGTCCTTTTTTTGGAGGTGGACCAAATCTAACACCAGGCATTGTAATTTTTTGTACCTTTGGTGGTGTTATTTTTTTAATTGGTGTAATTTTAAGCTTTTTAATTTTTTCAACAGCTATTTTCATAACTATTTTTTAGGAACAAACGCTTGTTGGTTCTTTTCTCTAGCAATTGCAAGTTTTTCATTAGCAACTTTAATTCTTTGTGCTGCTTGTTGCTCTTGATTCTCTAATTTCATCTTCTCAACATCAATTCTGTCTTCAAATTCAAATTGTTTTCTTTCCATATCTTGTTGAGACTCTCTAGAACGTCTTTGAATATCCAAAGCTTTAAGATCTAATTCTCTTTGTTTCAACATTACTAGTGGATCTTGTTGTTCTCCACCTTCTGCTTGTACTAATTGTTGAGTTAATTCTACAATTCGTTTAGCAACTAATGAATTAAACTGAACTTGATAACCATTTGGATCTTGTTGTTGCATCATTGCATTCTGTGGGTTCTGTGACATAGCTGCACCAACCTCTCCGTGTGCTTGATAAGCGATATGATCTGAAATATGTCCTTGAAGTAGAGCATAAACCATTGGATTTGTTTGAACCATTCTACTTTGCATGAAGATTGCGTGTGCACTAATATGAGAAACATGGTCTTGTTCTGGAAATACTTTTAATAAT